TATCAGAACCTCTTCCTTCTTCTGTATAATGTTTTTCAATTGGAACATTATCATGTGCTAAAAAATCAACTTCATACCACTTATTATTATTTGAATCAGCTACACTAATTATTTCAGTTACTTCTGTGTCATCAATAATTAGCTCTAAAAATTTTGTAGGCACTCCTGTTATAAATGATTTTGTTTTTGTTTCTCCAGAAATAGCCCTTACTGTTCTAGTAAATGTCCATTCAGTTACTAATCCATCATCATCAAAATCTGTTTGTGCTGGAGGAGAAGTTTCACCATTAAAAGAACCGCTTGCTTTAAAATCTACTATTCCAAGCGTTTCAAAAATTATGTCAGAAGATGCTGCAGATGTTATTTTAAATCCTTTATCTATTGTCACTAAAGATCCATAGTCTGGCGCTCTTTCAGTAGTCTCTTCATCTTCAACGCCTATTGCCTGTTGTATCGTTATGTTTACATAAGCAGCAGTTGTTGGCTTAACTTTGTATCCTAGCATTTTAGCTATATTAATAACATTTCTTTTTTCTTGCGCAAGAGGAAGAAGCATTTCTCTGTATTGTTGATCTATATAAAATGATAAAACATCTCCAACATAAGATGACATTTCAATCAGCATCATTCCTGGTGATGATTCGTTAAAATCTTTATATGTATTCGGAAAATAAGTTTTTGCGTATTCTATTAACGAATTTTTGAATGATTCAAAATCTTTATTTAAATAATTTATATTAGTTTCTTTAAAATCACCAGTTTTATATGGCATTATTAATCTCCTATCTCTACTTGCACGCTATCTAGTGTATTAGGATCTTTTGTTATATTAAAAGATAAATCTATAATAATTGAATTAGAATCAGCGCTCTTATTTGAAACTTCTACATCTCTAATTTCTACAAAAGGAAGCCAAAAATCAAAAGCATCGATTATTTCAGCTTGTATATCATTAAACGTTTCTTGCGTCATTTGTTCGAATAAGAATCGTCTCAATGATATTCCTAAATTAGGTTGCATTAATCTTTCTCCCTTTTCTGTTTTTAAAAGCATTTTTATATTTGTCTTTACTGCTTCTATTGTTGTTGTTGTTCCTTTAAACCATCCTTCTGCGCCTAGTGATCTGTGAAAAGGATAGTCAATTCCAACAAATACATTATCGTCTCTATCTGCGATAAATGGTTTTTTTGATGTATCTAATATTGCCATTATTTATCTACAACTTTGTCAGGATCTAATTTGACCTTTGTAAAATTATTAAATTCTTCAGAAGTATCTGCTCCCGGGATACTTCTTGCCTTTTTTCCAACATACGCATGACCTGTTGCCATCATTGCTCCTCCTTGGCCGCCTGTTTTTGAAAAATTGAATGGGCTTAATATTAGCGCTGTTGGCAATATAGCAACAGGTCCGCCCGCATTGGGCACGCCAGTTATTGGCGCCAAAGTACTCGTGTTTATCGGTGCTGTCAATTTCAAGTCTTCAACTTCTAATGATGCCTTTAATTCTGTTATTGTGAATGTTTGTGCTGTCATCCAGTTCACGATTGAGTCAGCAACTTCTTCAGATAGAGTTTGAATCTCTGGTCCGGGCTCCTCAGATTTAGTTGCTTTTGCAAACGCGTCGTACAGATCAGATGTTAGGCTCATTTATTATCTTCCCTTCTTTTTATCTATAGCCTTCATTAATCCGCTGTAATCTTTAGTCAGCGCATCATGAACATGATCAGGAACTTGACCTTTTTCTATTCCCATTGAAGCAGGAATGTCATTGACATTCTGTTTTGAGTTTCCAGAATATTGTTTATCTAAAATAGAGCTCATATTAGATGTAGAAAAAGTTTCGCCTCCTAATGTTTTCCATTCATCTGACATAGCAGTTTCATTTAAAATATCATTTAACGAATTATTCTTTGTATATCTTTGTCTTGTTGCCTTTATCTTCTTTGGTTTAATTTTTATTGTTTTTGCTTTTATTTGTTTTGTTTTGAATTCGCTCAAATAACTTCTAAGTTCCATTTTAACTTCTTCTCTTACAATTTCTCTTATTAGTGTTTTAAACTCTGATTTTTTCATAACTTGTACTCCATTATTATACGTTTAACCTTGTTCAATAAAATGTTTAGTGCTTACAAAATTGTTCGATCCTTTTGACAATTTTTTCTGTATCTTTGCCAATTCTTTTATCATTGTTCCTGGCGCGCCATTATTAAATCCTGCTGGAACTGGCGCTCCTTGACAATGACCATTAGCCTTAGAAAGAATATCTACTAGTTCCTCTAATAGCGATCTTAAATTTTCTCCTATTATTATTCCTTGTCTTTCTTCATCTTCTTTAGACTTCAACCCTAAAAAAATATTTTCAGACTCTATAATAGTTTCTCTGTTCGTTGAAATAGTTAAAGAACCTCCCGCACCAATATGTATATTCTGAAATGAAGATACAAAAATGCTTTCAGTTTTAGAATCTATAACTATTCTATGAGATCTTTGAAACAATTGATTTTCAGAATAACTATAAATTTTATCTTCTGCGTCTATTCCGCCGTTAACGTTTGAAACTAAAGAAGAGATTAATCTAGAAGAATCTTCTACAGTATCAGATGACAATACCCACGGATCAACAACAACATCTTTATTTTCTATTTTAAAATCATTATTAAAGTGTTGACGAACAGTTCCCGACTCAATCAACGCAATTGTTGTACCGTCTGAGAGACTCTCTGCAATATTAGTCTGATTTCTTCCGTTTGAAATAAATATATAAGGATTGATGTTTCTGCTACCTATTCTTATGCTATTACCATGTCTTCCTTCAAATAATAAATCTCCATGAATCTCTTTCGATACTTTATCTTTATTTTTAGGATCATCTAACTGATCATTTAAAAGTTTTTGCATTCTAGATAATTTTGGCAATCTTTTAAAATTTTTTGATAATCCTATTCTTTCTCTTTCTGTAGTTTTTGATCTTGAACCAATCATGCTTGAAACATTTAATTCTTGCGTTTCTAAATGATCTATATTAAAATTTGGATTATTAACAGTATTTAACGGCCCTAAATAATATTGAACTCCACCTATCGTGCATAGCATTATTGGATCTCCAACTGCTGGAACATCTGTTATTCCTCTTAAAAGCGGATAATATCTATCTTCCTCATCTAATAAACTAGTTTTCTTTAACTTGTCGCCAATATGAGATTTTGCCAAGATACTATTTATTTTTCTAGTTACTCCGTCATAAGATAGTGATTCATTGCTTGTTACAACTTGACCAACAATCCCGGGAACAAATTGTACATATACAGGGCGAGGTCTAGTATCTCCAAAAAGTTTTCTTTGCTCTGATGTTATTCTGTTTAGTGGGATAAATGCTGAACCCATATTAATTCCTCGATATGTTGCTTTCTATATTTGTGATTTTATCACTCTCTTTTTGTATATCAGTTGCTGCTTCTTGTAGCGTTTGAATCAAATCTTCTTTTTCTTGATCAGATAGAGCAAGAGAATCTTCATCGCCTCCGCTTTGCGATCTTGTAATAATTCTTTGAAGAACGCTAGCTAATTTAACAAGATGTTCATCATTTTTTACTGATACATCCATTAATTCTTTTATTATTGGCGCGATCAAAACTATATCGTCAATAGACGTTATAAATCCGTGTATTTCTTGTACTAGAAGATCTAATTGCTGCTTCTTGTTGTTAGCGTTTTCATATATGTCTTTTGTTAAATCTTTAAATGTTTTTCCTTCAAAAATTTCTATTTCATTTTTATTCATATTTTTTTACTCAAATTAATTAAACTTCACCACATATATAAATATAAAAAACAAAAAAAGCAACTAATCATAGTTGCTTATTTTGTATAATATTAATGTTTTTATAGCTATTTTATGTCATTCTAATTGATCCCTTGGAAGAGAAGTCTTTCGATATTACAGAATATTTTTTCTTTAGTACATTGATGACTTTAGTTATTCTAGAAGTTGGCTCTCCTGTCATTTCTCTAATCAAAATGTATATTCCTTTTTTAGTAAAATTCTCTATTACGTTTATAGATTCTTTTCTCATTAATTCTAATATTGAATATGCTATAGACATATCACTTTCTTTTTTGAACATTTTTGAGATATTAGAATCAAAATATTTTATCATTTCTTTTAGCAATTCTTTATTATAATCAAAAAGTGCTGTGTCTATGTTGTTGACATAATATATATTTTTGTTGAATTCTTTAGTCTCATATATATCACTGTGAGATTTGAGTTTTTTATAGTTTTTATTATTTAAGACTATAAGATAATTTTTAGCTATAACTGAAAAATAGCTGAATGCTTTAAATCCTCTTGTTTCGTCATATTTGTGAATATTTAACACCAAAAAAGATACTACTTCATTTTTGACATCTTCAAAGTAAGAATCAAAATATGAAAATTTAAAAGTGTTGATTATGTTTTCACACAACTTATCGAATGCGTAAGCTATTTCTTCAGAATATATTTTATTTCTTATAGCCGGGTTTTCTTCTGAATTGTATTTTACAATTGCGTCTTGAACATCTTTACCAAAATATATTCTTTTATTTTTTTTCTTTATTTTTTTTGCCACTTATTCTCCTTCTTTTTCTGTTTCAAATATTTCATTGAATAGTAATTGTAATTCTTTTAATTGATTAAAAAAGAAACCTGTCTCATCATCTGATTCATAATGACCAGAGTTATCTACTGTATTCATTTTTTCAGTTGCATATTCAACTATTTGCTGAAATTTCAAAATAAAATCTTCGTACTGATTAATTCTTTTTAGCGAAACAAAAATTGTATATGTTGCAAATATAGAATAAATTGTTAATATGATTAATGATATGATTAATAGCATTTAATTGAATAATTCATCAAATTGTTTTTTAAGAGATTCTACGTTTTTATCTCTTTTATTTTTAGATGCGCCAAAAGAACTATTAAATTCTTTTTTTTGTTTTTCATTTATTGTCTTATTTGTTTGTGATATTT